GGCAGTATTATTCCATGCAGATGCAAGAGTTGAGAAAGCATCGGTATCATTTAGTTTTCCATAATATTGTTCTGGATTAGTTCCTCCATTTGCACCTCTATGATAAACCATCCAGTTACCACTGCCGCTTGTTTTTTTAATCATTATCATCCCTGGAACTGATCCAAGGTTATGGCTTATCGTTCTAGCTGATCCATTTCCAGTATAAGTCACAACATCAAAAAACTTAGGGGCTTTGCGGAATGACCAAGAGACGTAGTCTTTACCACTTTGATTAAGGTTGCTTGCTCCTGTGCCATTTATACCAAAACCATTTGTGTTATAAGAAGCTGAAGCACTACCTCCATAGGCTGAAAAAGCATCTTGACCGCCACTACTTTGACTTTCTATAATATTCTGACCTCGCACAGTATCAAATAAAGCATGGGCAGCGGTATCATCTCTCCTTTTAACCCAAACAAGACCTCCCTCAGTAGATAAATCAATGTTATTTGTAACTGTTAAATTTGATCCTGTACCAGTTCCATCATACAAATAAGTGCTGAACACCTCATCTACATCAAGACCTGCACCACCTGCACTACCTGCGGCTGCTTGGAGTAATTTCGTTGATATGTTCATTACTTAATATCCTGACCAGCAACCAAGAGATTGTAGATTGTGCCACCGTCTGTCGTAAAAACAACAAACGTATCAATCGCATTTGCGGTAGCCGTGAGCGTAGGTGCAGTACCACCCACAAAGTCTACACTCGCTGGAAATGTCACCGTGTAACCACTTGCAGACGCATCTTGTTTTATTTTAAGAACAAAACTAGATACCTTGCCAGATGCCGCTGGATTTGAAAAAGTATAAGTTACATTCTCAGTAAGCGTATGCTCAAACACATTACCATCACGCAAGTTAAGCGTAGCCGCATTAGAGCTAGATGTAACAGAAGTGCTTTCCTCGATTGTGCCGTTGTCAAAGGTTGCAACACCGTTGGCATCTGTAGTGACAAAGGCGCTTGCGTTTGTAGTACCAAGAGCACTGGGTAGAGCTACTTCATATGTTGCGCTTGCGCTATGCGGTGGGCTTGCCACTGTAACGCCGTGGCTATTGTTCTCACAGTTTAAAACAATCTTGCCTGAGTTATCATTACCCCTTACAACAACTTTACCAGTTCCGTTAGGCGCAAGGTCTAGGTTTGCGTTAGATGTTGTTATAATATCAAAACCGTTAGTGCTTAAATTTGCAGCAAGACCAGTGCTTAAATTTAGCGTTGTGCCAACTATTGTGCTAAACGCGCCAGTACTGGCAGAGTTTGCGCCGATGGGCGTGCCATCAATTGCGCCTGAGTTTATATCTATGCCTGTAACAGGGGTTGTGCCATCAAGTAGATCATCAATGGAATCTAAATTTGTATTAATTTTAGTACCCCATGTGTCCTCTGAAGCACCTACCTCTGGTTTCACCAAGGTATAAGTTGTTGTTGTTGTATCTGCCATAATTCTTTCCTTATGCTGCCTCTCTTACGGGGGAGTCCGTCCACGTAACAATACCATCATCTGTTGCATCTGTCCATGTATCCGTAGGTTCTGCATCATCTTGCCATTTTAATCTACCACTTGCAGTTAAACTTGCTGCAATAGCAATAGCAGATGTTGCGTTGCGTGTGACAGATGAACCTGCAGTTACCGCAGAAGTAATCGCTAAAGTTGCATCGCCAGCAACGCTACCTTCACCAGCAACAGTTAGGCTAGATGTTGCAGCAATTGTAGCAGCGCCAACAGCCGTTACATTTGCACTTGCAGTTAAGCTCGCACTTGCAGCAATTGTAGCAAGGCCAGCTTCTACGCTCTCATTCTGACCATATATGCTTGTGCCATAGGTGCGTAAACCATAGCCTGTTCTGTAACCATCTGTTTCTGCATACTTTTCTGCACTTGCGCTAACGCTTGATGTAAGAAAAACATTTATCAATGCATCGCTTATTACATCGGCACTAGATGTAGTGCTTGCACTTGCAGAAATTGTAGATGATCCAACTTTTATAACTTGTGCAGAACAAGTAATGGATAAATTAATTGTTTCATTGCCTTGAGTGCCATAAGTAGATGTTCCGTAGGTTTCTCGTCCATAGGCTGGGCGGTAAACAACGTCAGTAGAACCGTCAATGGCACCAGAAACACCGAATAAACCAGTGCCAAATGTGCCAATGCCGAATCCTGATCTATACGGCATTAATCAAGCGTAATGTCTATATCGCCAGCAGGGATACGGAAAACATCTCCTGTGCCAATTGCTTTTGATACCGATAAAGCACTATGTGCAATTAAATTGCCGCTAGAGGACGCATCAAATATACCAATATGGCTTATCGTGCCCCAAGAACCCGTTGCAGCCGTAAACTCAATTGCACCCGAAGTAGTTGCTGTATTGCCTGATACAGTAAATGTAGCTGCCTTACGTGTGTAAGCATTACCACTAATCTCAGTTGCGCCTGTGCCAGTATCAGTTGGGTTTGCCGTAAATAGCCCAACATACCAAGCTGTCGGCCTCGTTACGCTTGTTGTCGTAAACACATAGTTCAAAACATGTGTCTCAAATGTATTGGAAAAACTCATAAATCACTCCATTAGATGCATCTGCGCTCACTATAGCGCATTTTTTTAATTTTAGTAAGCGGCTATCTTCATCCTTAAATTACCACTAGATTGTCGTGTTCTATCGCTAGAACTATTGAGGCTTGCAACTGCCCCTGCGTAAGCAGAACTCCAAATAGGTATACGCTCATCTTCAGATAAATAAGGTGCAGCCTGCAATAATGACCCATACAAATATGCATCTGGGGCTGTATCAAGCAGCCAATTAGAGGTGTTGCTATCTGACAACGGATCAATCTTTTCATAATACACAAGCTCAGTTGCGTAAGTTGTATCTGGCGTAGGATGCAGTTCAAACGTATCACCGACATGCGCGTAATACTTTGGCCTACCTGCAGTATCCTGATTAGTCTGGCGTCTTGCACTTAGATCATCAATGCTGACCATCTCCAACCTATATGTATCGCCTGTGTTGAGCGTAAACCTAATTGTCTCAAGCCAGCCACTCGGAACTTGGCTATATCTGCTGTCAAGATTAGCATTACTGCGCTCTATCATTTTATAATGCCGAACTTCACGCTCCATTTGATGTTCAGCAAGCGTAATAAAATCAGGAATAACAGCAGTTAAATCACTCCTGTTTAACCAATCAGCTATGCTTGCTTTAAGTTCTGCGAATGTTGTAAGTGCCATCTAGCATCTCCATCGTTTTCTAGCTTGCCGCAAACGACTATTCGGATTCTTGGCTGCTTTGGGAAACTTCTTCATTTGACCTGCTGACCTAGCACAATATGACTTGCGCCTAGCCTTTTCTTTCTCAGTTAAATTCTTTTTCTTTGTCACCGCACCTTGCAGCTTAGACTTAGGATTAGCTGCCCTGTGACGCTTAATCCCTTCTGGGGTCATACCTGCACCGTCTTTTGTCTTACGGTAATTAGGACTTTTACCTGTCGTAGTCCTACGTATGGCCTTTTGTCGGGGCATTATCTTTGTCTTGCTGCCATTTGTTGTTTGTACGTATTAAAAATATCTCTCATAGCTTGAGGATTATTAATTACCCCAGAAAACATAGGGTCATTTCTTACCTGCTGCATAAAGTTCATAAATTCTGTATCGTCTGCCACTGGTGCTGTCGGCATCCCCATATCGCCTCTACCAGAGCCTTGCATAGGCATGCCCATTGTTCCCCTGCCAGAACCCTGTAACGGAACAGGCATACCCATCGTACCTCTACCAGAACCAACAGGAGCACTTGGCGGCATAGGCATATTCATCGTACCTCTACCAGAACCCTGCATAGGCATGCCCATCGTACCCCTGCCAGAACCAACAGGAGCCATAGGGCGCATTTGACTTACCCCACGCGGATCAAGCGCATCTTGAAGCAAACCACGTTGCCTTGCCTCATCAGCCATAGCTGCAGACATGCGCTGTTGTTGAGTTATAGCAGGCGTTGCTGCTGCTTCTGCAGCGCTTACAGTATCTGGGCCATCACCAAGCAAACCACCGTAAAACTCATCTCTCGCTCTACGCCGTGTCGGGTCCTCAGAACCATAAGGATTAATCGGCATAAGGTTTGCCAACATGCTAAATATACCGCCGCCCTCAAACTGATTGCCGCGTTGCCCTGCGCCACCACCGTCAATCATATCAAGAAAATCTAAAAACTTAGCTCGGTCTGCCATTACTTCTTACCCTTCTTCTTGCCACGAAGCTTCTTAAAATCTGCCCCTGTAATCTTATTACGTGGTTTTGCAACTGCAGCAAGCTTCTTCTGCTTGGCGCTATACTTACTCATCGGCATTACTTCTTACCCTTCTTTGTTTTCCAGCTTATTCGCTTTGGCCCCGTCTTACGTTTAGCTGCTTTTTTAGCTGCAGCAGACTTTGATTGAGCTTTAGGGCGGCAAGCTGGGTAAGGTCTCCCCTTATCCTTCTTTCCGCTCCTACCACATTTTTTCCCTGTCTTAACATCTCGCCAATCTTCTTTAAACCACTTTGTTAAGCCACCTGTCGGCTTCCTAGCCATTAGTAAGTACCACCACGCTTCTTATACTCTCGCACTAACCACGCATTCGCATAAGCTGAAGGATACACCTTAAACTTACGCTTAGCTGCAGCCTTAACCCTTGCATAAAGCTGGGGATTTTTCGGCTTTGGGCTAGAGGACTTGCTTTTCTTAGCAGCCACTATCTACGCATCTTTTTCTTAGTTTTAGCTTTTTTCTTCATTGCTCTGGGTTTCATCGCCATGTCATTCTCCTCTTTCTATCTACAACAAGCGCCTCATACTCAGCGCTGGGATACGCCTCATAATAACCTAAAGGATCAAGTTTGTCACTTGCATTTATAACAAGCTCCAAATCCTGTATAAACAGCATGCAATATTCCTTATCAATGCTGCTCTCCCACTCATTATCAAACAAAAAATCTAACTCAGCATCCTCTGCACCATAATCAGGATGAAACTGCATACAATGTAACGCAACAAATCTATGGTTTAGCCTCTTGGTAAACTCGGCAAACTCAGTCATATCAGGCAAATTATATGACGCTAGAATAACCAAATCCTTATTAAACGCATCAAAATCAAAACAATACTTATCAGCCTGCAGAATAATATCCTCAAGCTCAACAACCATTACCTTATCTTGCTTCCACGCCTGTTTCGCATACGGACAAGGCGGCATACCCTTCAAATACTTACTCGGCTGCTCCAAAACCTCGCGTGACCAACTCCGCAAATCGCTCTCAATACTAGGCAATACCACGCAAATTCCTTCTTATCTCACCACGCCAAGAGCTAAACTTACCGCTCAACGCAGTTGCAGCATCGCTCGCCATCGTCAAACATAACGCATCAGCCAAATCAGGTGACTGCAAACCACGCTTACGCATCTCATCCTTTGACTCAGCTTTCATCTTACCACTGCTGGTAAAACTATACCTAATACTGGTTAGCTCAGCGATAAGCTGGTCATTGCTCGGCAACTTGCAAGAACGATCCTCAAGCCAACCCTTCGTCTTAAACCAAAGCTCACTCCGCAGATTCAAATATGTCTCGCCCATGCTCGGCGCTTCTGCAACATTCACACCGCGCACAGGCAACTCTAACTCTTGCAGACGATCTACCACGCCAGAACCAACGCCAATACTATCCACCAGTATCTCTCTCGGCCTGCGACTATCAGGTAAACCCTCATACTCCGCAACAACCCTGCCCACAGTCTGCATTAAATCCAAACCACGCCAACTGCGTATCTCCGTCACAATCGGACCCTGCCGCTTACACAACGCCGTGCTATCCGTGCCAAACCTTGCCACATCCAAGCCCCACACAATGCTTGTCTCCTCACTCACCTGCACATCCCTGTGCTGCGCAGCCTCCGCAAGATGAAACGGGATAATCGTATCATCGTCCGCAAGTGGAAACTCGCCCAGCACACGAATACGAAACGCATTGCTCTCCTCGCCATAGCGCAGCCGCATCTCGTCCACAAACTCATCACTCACCAACGGACTATCCACACATGACCAACGGCGCGTCCACCAGCTACTCGCCATGCGCGTCTGACTTTCATAAAACGTGCCACTGCTCCGCGTGGGGTTGCTCAACATAATCGTAGTCGCATTATGACCCGACATAGACCCAGCCGCAGCCTCAAATACCTTCTCAGGCACACCACTGGCCTCATCCACAACCAACATCACATGCTCTGAATGCACCCCAGCCAACGCTTCTGGCGTCTCGGCTCTACTAGTTCTTGCCGAAATAAACATCTCGCTCGGCGCAGAATTATGCTCCACACGATCCGACTTTACATTCAGCACAGACTGCAAGTGCGGAGGCAACTCATTAATCCAACGCTTCATCTCTGCAAACAAAGCATCAAATAACTGGGAGCTAGTCGGGGCCGTGACCACAACCTTATTCGGGTAATGCATCAAAAAATACCATAACATCGCCCAAGATGCAGCCGTTGACTTGCCCGTGCCATGCCCAGACCTAACGCTAATCTTACGCTCACCAGACGCAATCGCATCCAAAAACTCAGCTTGATACGGCAATGGCTTTACACCCAGCACCTCCTCAACAAACAAAGCAGGTTTCTTAACATAACGCTGGGTAAAATCCAGCATCGTATTGCTTGCTAAATCATTCACCCTGCACAACCTTCATCTTACGCAAGGCATCCAAATGCAAATCACCAATATTAATCTGCACATTCTGCTGATTGCGCGTGCCATACTTATCAGGATTATACGCCTGCGCTGCAAGATTATGCTGGCCCACCTTCTGCTTCAGCAAACCAAGATCAATCTGGCTTACATTGGCCTCACTCACATCACGCTCACCACTCAGCGCTTCCATAACCTCACGCTGCCTGCGATGGCTTAAATCAGATATGGCTTCAAAACCTGCTTCAAAATGTGCATCTGCAGCATCCTTACGCGCCGCATCTATTGCACGGGTATAATCCTCATTCTTCAACAGCAAATTGTTAAAATAACCCCGACTTACATCAAGATCAGCAGCTAAATCACGCAAAGACTTGCCCTCAAGCAACCACTCACGCACATATTCAGCACCGCCCCTGCGAGACAACTCAGCTAACGTCTTTTTAGCTAAAGGCTTACCTGCCATGCTATGCTCCACGTTTGTTTTTCAGAAATATTACTGTGATATTGCTGCAAAAGCAATGGGGGCATGGGGGGCTACGCAATGCCTAGCTGGGAGGAGAACTAGGCACGTATGGAGAAGAACGTAGCCCTGCGAAATATATAACACAAAATTTGGTGTGTGAGAATGTATAATAATAATAGGGGTAGGGGTGGGGGCTAGACGGGGGGGTCAACAAAGCAAAGCCACTAGGAAAACCAGATCATATTCATGTATTCATATGTATCATTATGATAATTCGCATAATACTTATTATGTTAACAAAACACTACTACATTTAGTATGTGCATTGCTTGTTTATCTATATCTTGATTGGGTACTATATGTAGTGCTTTTGCACTGCTTAAACTGGCTCAGTATGCCTCACTTAAGTTTTGCTTAAGTGAACTTGACTTAAGTTTTACTTAAGTGTAAACGCGCACGCGCATGCGCGACTTGGCTTTTAATGTGTTGTGTGTCGCATTTCTCAATAAATCTTTTTTATAAGTTATTGATTATATTGCTTTCTTTTTTCTTGCATATCATTATTATATCATGATATAACTTTGATATAAACAATAAGAAAGGGAAAACCAATGCAAACAATAATAACCAAGTA